ATCTATAGACTGCGACCTAGGCACATACCCCAACCCCGCACTACCTGTGTAGTGTAGCGCTAAGGTATGCTGATTTACGCCCCTTACTATAGATCCTGAATAAGCAAACTGTGAGAAGTTGCCATCCATTTCATCATATGTAAGGGAGGTCCCTTTAACTCTTCTTAATACTATTCCCATTGGTAATAAATATTCTGTAATTACTCTATTGTAATTTTTATTTTTTAGGCAGTATTGCGGTTTCTACACCGAAACTAATACTTGACTTTGAATAAAACTTATTTACATTACCTATATGGGAATTAATAGTAGATGGAATAATATGTCCAAGTAATTTTAAAGAAGTTGAAGTTTTTACAACTCTATCCTGCCCTTGAACAACTTCTACAGTAGGACTAAATTGGTCTATTACTGTATTAAATTGAAATTTCTCAGGCTGTCCCCAATATGAATCTGATGCAAAATTTATCCCTTCTATCAAGGTGTTCATATGTGTAACGTAATTTGTGAATATAACGCATGAGTATGTGATGTTTACAAAGTCAGGCATGATAACCCCAAAGTATTGTCTCTCTGGAACCCTATTCTGCAATATGTCAAATCTACCATACGCATTCTTTTTGGTATACTTATTTTCAAATACGCCGAAATGAATCGGGCTATTGGCATCAATCTTATGGCCTAGAGTTCTATTTCTTTCAATAGTGTCCCTTTTGATTACAATTAAAGGAGCTTGTATCTTACCATTCTTATCCCTAACAGCACCATCCTTTTGTACAGCAGACCACAGCTCAGGTGCACCATACATAACAGGTACTTTTATAAGCTCTCCATTTTGAAATACAGTGGGCTTTATTACATTATTAAAATAGTAAAATATAGCCTCATCAATATCTTGTAATCCTAAGGTAAGCTGCTTAGGGTCCTCAGGGGATACTGCCCTTTGATTCTCCCTAGCCTTATTATCAACCGTAGGCACAGTACCCCTACTATCCAAATATGGATTTATTAGGGACTGTGAAATCTCTTTTTGAGTCTTGCCTTTTGGTCCTGCCATTACTTTCTTTTAGAATATTTCTTAGTCATATGTGATCTAAGAGCCTGTTTTAAATTTTTAAAATTCTGTAGATATTTTTCTAGAAGAACATCATTTGGATTCTGTGCAGCAAACTTTAAAAAATCCGCATACACTTGGTCCAAGTTATTATTCAAACTAACAGAAGGAGTGGGTACTACATTCCAAGATATTTTACCAGTCTCAGGGTCTTCCCCAGTCTGTATTGTTTGAAATCTATCACTCTCTAGTATAATATCTGTTATTTTCATCTTACTTTTCTTATACCTACCAAATCCGCTCTTGTCAAATGGCAATCCACAATTATAGAAATAGATCCTCCAAATAGACTTCCGTAATCCGTTAGATTATAATTATTATCCCTACCTAGAAACAATTGATTTTCTCTTACAGTGTCTACTAAATAAAAATCATTATTCCACTCAACCACATCACCTATTTCTGGTACTACCTCAATATCAGATAAGTCCTCTCTTAAAAATGCAAAAGATGCCGCTCTATTTAAATCAGGGCCAAAATCATCCACAGATACAATTTGATCTCCTCTAGTAATTAAACAATTCAGCTTACTTGGAATCATAAAAGTTTTTTCAAGTGACTCACCATACAAGTTACTAGCCGTGCCGCTTAAAGAAATCTTATAATATAAAATCTCCTGCTCAACAACATCTCTCAATAACTCCCTGTTTATATTTGTAAACAAAGACAAATCACTTCTACTTCCAAATATCATTATCCTTCCTTGGTTATAGTATTCATTGCAAACTCTACTCTTTTTAAAGATGGAATTGACCTCAATGATTTAACTTTAAAATTCTTTAAAGCTACTTGTGGACTTTGATTTGTAATTACTTTAATCTTCATCACAGCAGTTTTCTTATAAAAATCATGGTCTACCTGTACTATAGTAACTACGCCTTCTACAGCCCTTAGTAAGTTACCCAATTCTTGAACAGTAATATCTTCCGTATGTGTAAATCTACTTATAACACGATACATAGAATATGCTTCCACTTCCGACAATAGTCTTTTTGATATCATCCTACGTATATTTTAAATGGCACTTCTTTTAAAATTTTATTTGCAGATTCTGATTCCTCAGCCTGTCTCTGTAATTGATTCCTTCTTGATGATTCACCTAGCATTTCTCTCAACTGAGTTAACAACTCTGTCTTCTCAGATCTTGAGTCATTTAATAAATCTTGTTGGTTTAATGTGGTCTCAGCTCCAGGGATTGGCACTGTAGTGTATTTACCTCGCACGTAAGCCAATAACTCTCTAGCTAGGGCTAATGTATACCTAAATATCCACTGCCTGCTAACGGCGTTTAAAGTGGTATAGGTGACGGTTTCGTAAGGTACGTTAGATACATCAGTAATTAAGCTAGATTGACCAGATCCACCATCTAGAATTCCAGCATCTCTCTTTTCTCTAGATTTAAAGTATTCAAAATAAAGATATCCATCTCTAAGAGGTACTGGGAACACCTTTAATTTATTATTGACAAGCTCAAAAGTATAAGCAGACCTTCTTATTTGATCGTTAAACTCAATACCCTGTATCTTCATTAAATCAAAAGAAGCAGGCATCAATAAAAAGTTAATTCCGGGAGATAGCGAACCAAATCCAAATTGATCCATCAAACCTTGTACACCAGTACCAGTACCTGCATATGGATCAAAGAATCTTGTAATAGCTGGAGGTGCTTGGTAAAATATCTTTCTTATTTCTATCCCACCTACTATTCCATTACTGGTTGCCCACTCGTTTAAATCGTAATTTTGTTTATCTCTTATAAGTTCAAGTGACCCTGTATACTTTGTTACAAAGCCGTTTACTCCCGCCTCTGTTCCATAATACTTAGAAATCTCAATAACACTATTAAGATTAGGCCTTACTAATTTATTGTTAAGAGCAGTATAAGCAGATCCACCTTCTAAGTTAAGATAATTCTCTCTAATCTTAAATTGATACAACTCAGATGCATATGTAGAAACCGCCTCTTCAAAACAAGCATAAAATGATACGCCTTGCAATTCCACATCCATAAGTGGGTATCCTAGCCTAGTAGCACAAAATTTAGCTACCTTGTCTGCATCGTCTGCGAATTCAGAATCATTATCATAATATCCGAATGGAGTACTTCCAGTAGTAAAGGTAGTTTGTTCGGTCCAAATTTGTATGTTCGCCATATCAATTTAACTATATAAATAAATAGATAACTTTATTGTTTAAACCCATAACTACTGATATGGTAGTATTTATTAGTTTATATTAATCCCTAAAGGTTTGATATACATCTAATACCGGAGGTACAATCTCATGTCTGTGGTTCTGCTTAAGAGTTTCAATCTTAAACCCAGGAACATGCTCCTCGATCCTTGCAAGAAACGAAAATCCAGATTCTCTCTTATCCTTTAAATCTACTTGAGATAAATCACCACAGATAACCATCTTAGATCCTGTACCTAATCTACCTAAAATAGCCTCCATCTGAGGATGTGTTACGTTCTGTGCCTCATCCACTATCACAAAAGAGTTAAGGAATGTACGGCCACGTAAAAAAGCAAATGGTACGATCTCTATATTACCCAACTCTAATTCTTTTTCTATCTTCTCCTTAGAATATAGTGCATATAGATTATGATAAATTGGAGCAAGCCACGGGTCCATCTTTTCCTTTATGTCACCCGGTAAAAATCCTATGTCTTCTCTTGATACCGTAGGCCTAGTTATAACTATCTTCTCAACTTCTTTTTGGAAAAGTAAATCTAAACCTGCTTGAGCAGCACATAATGTCTTACCACTACCTGCATTTCCCTTCAAAACTGTTATTGGATTAGCTAAAATAGTAGCTTTTACCCTTTTCTGCTCCTCATTTAATTGAATATTAAACTTGATAGGCCCCTTAGGTCTTCTCTTTTGAATAAAAACCTCATCGCTGTAACTATTACTTGACATAAATCTATATTTAATTTATTATAAATATACCTATAATATAGGTTAATACAAAAAAGAGGGCTTATTTAAGGCCCCCTTTCTACTGTTTACTCTACTTTACTTTTTTAAATTAAACCAATCTGATTTTTAGGGCACCAGAAGTGTGATATAGACCTCCCAATGGAACTCCTCCACCTGATGCTGCGGTATCATTTGCAAAGTTTAAAGAAGCAGATACCTGTGGATAAGTAATAAATCCGTTAATATTTGCGCTACCTGTTACTAGAAGTGAACCAGTTACTTCAGTCAAACCTGAAACATATACACCACTATTTGCTACAATATCAATGCGGTTAAAATTACTATAATTATCAACCTTAACATATGTTGTATCGTCCCCAATAAAAATTTGACCACCACTTGCGGTTATGTGTGTATCACTAGGTGCTGTGTTATATACTTCTAAATATCTAGGGCTATTAACATCAGGCTTTAATATTAAGCTACCTGTTGATTCAATTTTATCAGTTACTAATAGTGAACTGCTTATAATTTGATTACCCTTAAATGTATTAGAACCTGTAGTCGCAAATGATCCAGTTCCAATTACTGGGATGCCTGTTAATCCACTACCATCTCCTATGAAAGAAACAGCTTGAATGTTTGCGGAAGAGGTTATATTTTGGAAAAATTGTGTATTTCCTCTAATAAAGTTTTGAGCACTATTATTACCGTAGGCATTACTAGTTGCCTCAGACCCAATTGATGTTTGACTAGCATTTATAATAAGTATAGATCTACTATCCCCTGAATCGTATAATTGAATATTTCCAGATGTACTAGAACCAGATGGTCTTACAAATATATGAGTACGAGTATCATCAATTCTAACCAATGAACCTGATGTTGGATATGATGGTGATCTAAGATTTAAACTACCAGTTATCCTCAAGGCACCTGTAATTGTTTCAGTCCCCACAAAGGAATTTGATCCAGTTGTAGCAAATGATCCAGTAGCTATTGGAGTAACACCTGAGATACCAGTTAAACCAGATCCATCTCCAACAAATGAACCTGTGAATACTGATGCAGTTACATTACCAAGGAAATTAGCACTTGCCGCCGATGATAATGACCCAGTAAGTTTTAATGTTCCATCTATTCTTAAATCAGTTCCAAATAATCTTGTATTTTGTGTTAAATGTAAATCACCCGCTAAATTTGTTCGCAACATATCAAAAGTTGAACCATCTTTTTCATATTGCATTTTAGCAATAAAATCATCTGCAAATAATTTTACAGCAAAATTTTCGGAATACTCACTATTAATATGTCTTACCTCAAACGTAGAACTACCTTGAGATGGTGAAATTGTGTTATGTATAAACTTAACTGAACTTGTCAAAAATCCACTACCTGATCTAGCAGTAAAAGAGCCAGTTATAATTTGACCCCCAATAAATACATTAGATCCAGTTGTAGCAAATGAACCAGTTGATATCGAGGTACCACTCGGAATACCTGTTAAACCACTACCATCCCCCTTGAAAGATCCTGTAAAAGATCCTGTAGTATAACTAGAGGTAAATGCAGTAAAGGACCCCGTACCTAATTTACTTTGACTTAACCCCTCAAGGTATGTCAAGTTATTGTCCATTTCTGCTTTTGTGAGTTTATCCCCTTTAGGGATTCTTAATACTAATGTCATAATTTTTTATTGGAAATAGTCGTCTATATATGTGTTTTCTACGTAATCATTTTCCTGTATCTCGGCAGGTGGTGGAACTATAGAGTGCCTTCCCAGTAAACTAGCATTAGAATCAACATTAATCCCGCTCATTGCTACCGTATATTTTCTTGGGGATTCATATCTAAAGATGGATACCGGTATTTGGTCTTTAATACTAGGCTTTTCCCTAGGTACTTTCAAATCATCTAAAGCCATACTAAGATATTTTAGTTTATGATAATAAATAGTTTGATTTAATTAAACAAAAAAAAGAGGGCCTAAAAGGCCCCCTCTTTAAATTAATCCTAAGGTATAAGATTATACTGTAGCCAAATCGCTTACGAAAATTTTACCGTAGAATTCCGGTCTGATCATTTTCTTTGCGTATCTGGTCATTACACCCTTACGAGGGGTGAAAGTTGCAGGGTCATACACAAGTGGAGTCATGATCAATGGAATGTATGGAGCATAAGCTGCACCAGTTTCCAAG